GTTCAACGGTAATTAATGACTGATTGTTGAATGAAATTGTTTGAGTTGAGATTTGATTAGCCATTTCTGACTCCTGTTTGATGTTTCTGAAAAAATTTGACCTGATAGGGTCGCCAAGAGGTTCAGAAGTCGCAAACAGTCGACCGGGATTATTCCCCTTTCGGGTATTTTATTCTCCGCCCTCTCGGCATAGATAAGATGTGGTTATGCGCAATGAATGTTTAATGGCAATAAAACAAACAAGGTTACTGAATTTTACGCATAAAAAAACCGCTATGCTGTCGGGTGCGGAATGCCGCTGTTTGTAAGGTTTCTGAAGCCTTGAAAAGCATACTAATAAAAAGCCTCCAATGTGTCAAGGAGGCTTTTGCGATTTTAACCAATATAATGATACTTAATTTTCAGCATTGAAAATGCACCTTGTAAAAACCCAATGCCACGGTTGCGCAGGCGATACATTTTAGCCGGGGAAATTGCCAATGCACCTGTAATATCCTTTTCGCCCAACTGCTGCACATACAGCGCCATCGTAACCTGATATGCTGCTAAATCTACCCGATGCAATGCCATTATTGCGCCCTCAATTTTTAAACATTCATCATCGCTCAAATGCTTTAGCCATGCTTTGCGCGGGACTGACGGTAAAACAGGAATGCTTGGCGTTACGCTTGGATATTCCGTGCCAATACGGTCTCTTCCCCAACAATTCCCCCAGCGAACTAAAATCTTTTCGACGCTATACTGCATTAATTGGCTCCTTCTAACTCTTTAATTTTGATTTTGTAATGCTTGATAATGTCTTTGCACTCTTCGACGGTGTATTTTTTGGGGTCGTGGTCTTGTCTCTCTAACCAAGCCACTTTATCCGCGCCGATTTTATTTACGAGATTAATTCGGTACTCAATAATGTTTCCGCTTTTATGGTCATTGCAGGGTGCGCATTGTTTGTGTACGTTTAGCTCGCAAAATCTTAATTCAGGGCAAGCTCCGACACTACGATAATGTCCCGCGTGATACTGCCCTTTATGATACCTGCCGCAGCTAATACAGGGTTGGTCTTTATCCCGTAAACGGATAAATTTATTAAATACCGCCTGAGCCTCTTTTAGCCATTCTGAGCGACTTTTTAACCTTGCCTTGCGTTCATTCAGCTTTTTCTTATCCGCCTTGTCTTGCTCTTTCTGTGCGTTTTGACGGGCTAAATCAATCGCACATTTAGTTGAGCAGACTTTTTGGAGAGAGTTTTGGGGGATAAACTCAATTTCGCATACCTTGCATTTTTTAGGCTTGAGGGTTTTAGGTTTACTCATTCTTACCCTCGATTTTTGAGCATTGATAAACGTTTTTGCCAACGTAAAACTTGCCCAATCTCTCGCACTCTGTTGCAACCGTACTATGCGCAAAATACCAACCGGAAAGCCAACAGGCTCCACACAAAACAAGGGTGGCAGCAAGGGGCTGATCGAAAAGAAAAAACAGGACAGCCGAAAATGCAATCAAAAATAAAATCATGGTTCCAACCTCAATCATTGCCCGCCACCATTAAACAACCAAATAACAAATGCGGTAAAAACTAAATACGCAATCCAGTTCCAATCAATGTTTTTCATCTTCCGTAAAATCCCCATCTGTCGTTAAATTTAACCCCGTTCGCCACGCCGTAAGCTGTGACATATTCAATTAGGCTTGCCATTCGTGATACGCTCATTTTTGCCGAGCTCTCACGGATATTCACAAATTCGCCCTCAAGACCCGGCACAACATCCGCTTTTTGATTTGTGGCAATAGCGTGTCCTGAGATAAATAAGACTTTCCACTGCTCCATAGAGAGTTTGCGCCCCATAAATTCGGCTTGGTTCGCCACGTCTTGGCACATGGCGTGAAATTTCGCATTTTGCTCAAGGTTGCGTGTCATCGGCTGGATTTTGATAACCAACGGCTTTTTATCGTCCGTTGGTAAGTCTTGGATAAACGCTTGGCAATTTGACCGCACTTGCTCGTTACGTAAAAAAAACGTTTGCTTGTCAGTCATCGCTATACTCCACGCCTAAATCCTCTAAACCAAAGTAACCGCAGGACTTGGTGCGGTTAATGGCACTTTGATAACTTGCTTGTGGATGTGGCAATGGTTGGATTAAGTGTCCGTTACATCTAAATCTATCCTCGCTCCACTTGTCGATAAAATCATTCACGCCGACCATGTACCAATCCTCAAGAGGTGCACCGCATTTAGGGCATTGCCATGTGTTACGGTCAAATTGTTGATCTGTCATGCTTAAAACCCCTTATTCCCTTTTGAAAATCTTGCTGTTTCTTGTTTTGTTTCTTTTTTGCCGATTTGCGATCGTCTTTCTGCGTCTAGTTGGTCGCACTCAAACATTGCGCCAAATTTCTGATCGCAGTAGGCTTTACCGGTTCCACCATGGCGATTTAATCGCACGATAATTTCAGATAGGGCAGGATCTGCGTTTTCGTTGTAAACTGATTCTTTATAAAGTCCCAACCAGTAATCGCATTCCTGCTCAATTTGCCCGGTGTCGCGGCTATCACTTGGCATTGGTCGTTTATCTGCTCTGCTTTCAAGACCACGATTTAACTGTGTCAGTAGCAACACTACGCAATCCATTTCACGAGCAAGATTTTTCAGCTCTTTGGTTACCTGTCCGTAAGCCAAGTCGTTCCGCTCGGCTTTTTCAGCTTTCATCAGCGTCAAGTAGTCAATACCAATAAATCCAATATCTTCTCGCTCACGTTTAATTCGGCGGCATTCGCTGCGTATGTGCGCCATAGAGACATTCGGAGTGTCATCAACATACAACAAGTCATCATTTACCAACTCTCCAACAGATTGCGTTACACGCGCCATTACAGTGTCTTTGTGTAGGTGGTATTTGAGATAAAACTCATTGTCATTTAACCCGGTGTCGTAAAGTGCATTTGCGTTGATGTTTGCGCGCTTAACCAACATACGCTCAAAAATCTGATCGGCTGACATTTCCAAACTAAACAGCAACACGGGCTTTTTCTCGTTCAAAATGCAGTTTTCCGCCATCAAGGAGTAAAATGCCGTTTTACCGCATTTAGGGCGAGCACCTACCGCAACAAGGGATTGCTTAACCAAACCTTTCAATCCGATCACTTCATCAAGCGCTTTAATGCCGGTTAAAATTCCACGCACGTTTTCCGGTTGCTCAAGGCGTAATTGGTATTTATCTAACCAATCTAAACCAACATCACGCCCAGCGCGTAAGCCTTTAGATTTACCGGTTCGGCTGTAGTCGGAGATTTCCGACATTAAGCGACTGATTGATTCAATCCGGTCGGCAGCACTCATATCGCTTTTACCCAAAATCAGGGCTTCACAATCCTGTAATTTACCAAGCGTAAAGCGCTTGATTGCGTCTTCCCGCACGATTTCGGCATAAGCGCGGATATTTGCAACACTTGGTGTGTTGTTGGCTAACTCTGCCAAGTAAGCGAATCCACCAACTTGTTCGGTCACGCCTTTTGTATTTAATTTAGCCTCAACGGTCATTAGGTCGATTGGTTGATTGGTTTTTGCCAAGGCTTGAATTTCGGTGTAAATGAGCTGATGTTCAAATCGGTAAAAACTTTCAGGCTTTAAAAAATCCAATACTGCCAATGCGTCTTTCGTGAGACTGCCAAACATCAAGGCTCCAAGTACGCTTTGTTCTGCGCTCAAGTTGTATGGGACGATTTTTAAATTTTCCATCACAGCGCCCCCTCGCGTACTTTTTGTAATGTTTCAGGCTGCATCACAAAGCTAAAACCGAATCGGTCGTAATACTCGCCCGCAATTTCGTTGTAAGTTTCGAAGTAGGCGGTAAACCCTTCCACAGTTTGATTTTTAAGCAACGGCGCAAGATTCAGGATGATTTTCCGTGTTGTGTCGTTAAGCTCAACCTCGGCATAACGCCCTTCGAATTCATCGTTGAATGCGTCAATAACCGCTTGGAAATCAATGTTATCCGTCAATGATGATTTTTCGCCGTTGGAATCGTGTACGCGGAATAACCCTTGCCAGTTGTTGAACGTTGATTGTTTTAAAACTTCAGAAACGTTTTCACCCTGCGATTTAAGATCTTCAAGTTTCCCCAATGCGATTTTGCAGGCTTTTTCGGAAAGAGGTTTTTTAATACTCTTACGCATTTCACAAAATCCGATCCAATCTTCAAGATTTACCCATTCAGGCAATTCAAAATTTTCAGCAACGAATTTTTTCGCTTTAGGGGGTAGGGGGTTTTTGTTATTTTTAGTAGTGTTATTTATATTGTTATTTTGTGTGTGAACTTTCTTCACTACCTGTTGTGAACTTTCTTCACTACCGCTATGAACTTTCTTCACTAGTGAACTTTCTTCACTACCGCTAATTTTGTAATCCTTAACAGAAAAAACTTTAACTTTATTTGCACCTGTTTTTTGCTCAAGAAGACCAAGCTCAACAAGTCTTTCGCAAGCGTCAATAACTTTGCGATTACTTAGCCCTGTCACTTTCACAAACTGAGCAACAGAAATTGCGTCCTCATCCTTATTCCACCCCTTTGTCTTACGAACAACAAAAAGGTAACATTTAAGCTCTGCTCCAGTAAGTTTCGCTAATAGCTCGTCGATTACAGAATTAGGGATGATGAAAGAATTTGGGATAAAACGATCGTTACTCATCACGCCACCGCCTTATTAAGCATTGTTGATAGTTTGGCTAAACCCTTTGCAGTTACTAATACTTGAGGGTAGATTTTTTCCGTCCCGTCAGGTTGTGTGACAGGGTGCGCTTTATGCTCTAAATAACCGCGTTGCAATTTGTCTTGATAAGCAATCCAAGCAGAGCCAACAGTGCGCTTATAAATCCAACCGTGAGCAAATAAAAATTGGGTAAATGCTCTTGGTTGCATTTGTAGGTGTTTTGCGGCGTTAGTGAGATTCATTGCGCCTTCGGTTGCGGTTGCTAGACGGTCAAATGCTTCCGCTTTTGGGGTGAGTTCGATCACCCTTTCAGAATATGTTGCAAGCGCGCCGCGCAAGTAAACTGGGTCGTTTAATAGCATCATAGGATCAGTAGATTTCGCCACTTTTTCCATCTCAATAAAATATTGTCTGGCTTGCTTCCCTTTTTCGTTTCGCTCGACCATTGATAATTCTTTTGCCATATCAATGGAAATGTGAATTTCTTTCTGAGGGCGACCGCCGATAGGGTTTTTCTCATTTTTGAGTAAAACTACAAAGTCTTGATTTTCAACGAATTCATATTCTGAGATTCGTCTTTGAATCCAGTCTGAGAATCTTGTAGAAACTTCCAAAAATGAATGTAATTCTCTTGCATTTACCGTTTTAACTTCGGAATTGTTGATTTTACTGTTGCTAATCTCAATTAGATTTGCCATAATTACCTCGTTTCAAGTTTTATTAATTAGCCACGGTTGCCGCCGTGGTTTTTTATTGCCGTTTATTTAGCGAGATCACGCACTCGATTGAGTGTTGTGTCGCTGCTAAATGCTTGTTTAATAATTTGCGGATCGTGTCTTCTTCCTCGCTTGTGATTTCGCTATCTGCCAGCGCTTTTTCT